CAATTCATTTGTCCCCTTATGTCCTCTCAAAAATTTTTTCACATTTATATTTAACGTAATGTGGAAAGGGAACCATGATTCTTGTTATGTCAACCATATCATGCACCCTATTCATACACTCCTCTTTCGTTATGTAGCCATTTGGAGCCTCCAGATCATGTAACTCGAAACAACTTCTCTCGTCTCCCGATCCATGAACCAAGGAGCAAACTAATAACAATGCTTTGAACATTTAGATTCTTGTTTCGTTCAAAACTTTTTTCCAGGCCGACATAAGTTCATCTGCATAGATGTAACCTCCGTCTACTTTTCTCAAGTCGTCACAATTATCTGACACTACTCTTTCTAGTCTGTTAATTGCTTCTTCTATAGGCATGTCTACTCTTCTATCTAAAGTTTCCATTGTAAGCTCCTAGTTTTTTATTAATTGTCCTAAATAATCTTATAAAAGTCAAGCAGTTTAATTTCATATAGGGTTTCTCTCATAATTTTTTGTTTTGTTTTATTTTTTTTCAAAATAGGTGTAACATTGTAACATTGTAACAGAAGCTCTGTAACTGTTGTTGTGTATAGAATTATCTGTTACACTTTGTGTTACACTTGTTACACTTGAATAGGCTACGAGTGAAGCCGCAAACATTTTTTTTCGTTTTGAATTGAAATAATATGAGAATAAACCTATTATACTTTTATGGCTAAAGAAAAATTCCTTACTAATAGACAAAAAGAATTCTGCAAACTTGTTTGTGAAGGCATCTATAGTAATGCCGAGTGTTGCCGAAGAGCAGGTTATTCCGAAGGACAAGCATATAAGACTGCAAGTCTTTTGTTGAATGGTCGTGACTTCCCTTTGGTAACTGAACATCTTAAAGAACTCCGAGAGATTAGAGAGAGAAAATATGGTGTCACTCTTATAGGACAACTTAGAAGATTATCTAAGCTTAGTATAGGAGCAGAGGAGTCTGGTCAGTATAGCTCTGCGATTAATGCCGAGAAGATACGCTCTGCACTCGGAGGTTTAACTATAGATCGAAGAGAAACAACCCATCAATTAGATCAATTATCTCGTGAAGAAATAGTAGCCAGACTCTCTGAAATAAGAAAACAACATCCATCTGCTTTTATTGAAGGTGATTTTAAGGTGGTCGGAGAGGATAAGGGGAGGACAAAACTCTCCGACCAAACATAAGCAATTCCTGATATTGCTCCGTGCAGTTTCTGTTTAGCATTATTAAACCTGGGAAGTCAAGCAACTTCAATATTATTCCTCTCTGCATGATCTTCCAATTGTTCAATAACATTATCAATACAATCTTTAATTGTAAAAATAGTTCCATTAGAATCTTTAGGAGATTGATCAAAAGTTGTAAACTTAGCCATTCTCCTTATGTCATACATATCGCATAACATATCTTCAATATTCATTTCATTAAAAGCCATTATTCATTCTCCCAATCTTTACCATATAAATCATTATACAAAACTAATCCAAAATCATAACCTTGCTTATAGTAAGCAGAGAATAATTTATCCTCATCTCTGCACCCATTAACTAAAGCATCAGTTATCCCATCTTTGAAGAAGTTTAAATAACCTCTTCTTTTTACTTCTATTGGTTTATCCATTTTTATATTCTCCTATAAATAAAAACCCACCATGATTACCTTCTTCATCTGCACTTACTTCAACTAAAACATCTTCTTGGTTTGGTGCTTTCAATAAAAATCTAGGAAATCCATCCTCACTTTCTCCTAAATATTTATTGATAGCAAAACCTTCTAATTGTTTATAATAATTATCCATTTTTCATATCCTCCTTTAAAGCTAAACCTATTTGCATTGCTATCTGGGGAACTATTGCATTCCCCAACATCCTCAATCTTTGAGGTCTGTTTTTTTGTTCGACTGTAACTCTTGGGACTCCTCGAGGTTCGTCCATCCAATAGGATAACCCATTAGCCACTCCGTCCAATTCGCATTGAGTCTGCCGTCTCCCTCCTCTTGAAAAATCTTGTGAGCCAAGTCTATTTGTCTGCCGTCCCTCAATCTCTTCTTGTAGTATTCGTGATTGCCGTTGTAACTGTGTTTCACTAAACCTGCATTCGGTGTCGGATATTTCCACTCTTTCATCCGAGGTGGTCTCAAGGTTACTCCGTTCATCATTGCTTGAGCCTCTTGTTCCGTCATCTCTCCTCTCTCCACTTTCTTTCTGAAGATCAATGTCATTCCCTCCGAGGCATGACCGAATCCCTTCGTTGTTGGAGTTGGATAATTCGTTTCGTAAAGAGCCATTGTCTTCTTGTCCACTTGCTCCCTTAGATTGCTCGGTCTCTTCCGACCTTTTCTGTGACCCTCTTGCAACTTCTTCGTCCCCTCTTCCGATCTCGGAGGTAGAGCATCCATTGTATTCGGTGTCGCCCACATTTTTACAGATGATCCAGAGTCTGTCTCTTTTGTGTCTCGCTCCGACACTTGAAGCCGAAACAACAAATTGCCTCGTATGGTAGTTGATCCTTTCCATTTCAAAGAGTACCTCGTCAAGTCCCATTGAGACATGCCCATAAACGTTTTCGAAAACACAATAAGTGGGTCTAGTTTGTTCAACAATTCTATGGATGTACGGAAAGATGTGCCGAGGGTCTTCTTCTCCTCTGCGATTTCCCGAGACCGAGAAGGGTTGGCATGGGTATCCACTTGTGAGTACCCACTTTTCTCCTTTGTTGATTTTGCTTGAAATAAATCTTCTTGGGTCATTTGCGATCTCCTTAACATCGTTATAAGTTGGAACATCTTTCCAATTCTTTTTTAAAACTTTTCTACACCATTCATCAAAGTCGCAGAACATTATAGGCTCTGCGAATTTTGCCCATTCGAAACCGAGAGAGAAACCTCCGATCCCACTACATAAAGAAACTTCTTTAATCATTTACACAATCCTCCAAATCTTTTTTTAAATCTGCTTCACAATCTTGACATGCATAATATGGTAGTTGTATTGAATCCACTAATTCTGTTTTATCAAAAATATTACCACAACCATCACATATCCATTCTTCACAAAAGTTAATCATTTGCCCTCCTCATAGTAGAGGTGTAAACTTTTTATAATTTCTACTGCTTGTTCAAGTGTTATCTTTTGACTTTGCATTTGAAGAACAATGTCTTCTAAACATTCAAGCAATTGATTATATTCTTTCATCAATGCACCTCCTCATTCTCATTTGGTGTACTTAAAAATGGAAACTGCTCTTCTAATACTTTGCGAACTTTCTGTTCTACCAAATCTTTAAACCAATCACTCTCGGTAATAACATCTAATTCGTTTATTGCTTCTTCCATTATTCTAGACCTTTGTTCTTTACTCAAAACTGACATTATCTTTTCTCCTATCTAAATAAACCCTAAGATGAGTTGATGCATTTATTGGTTGACCAAACTCATACTTTCGCCAATCTAAATCTTTCCTTAGATGTTGACCTTTGACAGTAATATAATAACCATCTTTATTTAAAAACTTCTTCAAGCATTTAATAAAAAGACGACCATATGGATTGTTTGGAACTTCTGTAAAATGATAACGAGGAACAGAGACGACACCTTGTCGCCTCCATTTCTCAACTGTTTTTGGATTTAATTTTCTAGCCAAGTTTCAATGCCTCCGAATAAACTTTGTCTCTTGTCCAAGTTGGATTTCTTTCTTCTAAATCTTTGATAGATTTATTAATCCTACTTTCAACATCTGCATTAGTTTCCATGCCAAGTTTCTCTGCGATTTTATCTAGAGTTTCTTGACCACTACTACTAAGTCGATCAAAGTCCCAATACATTTGATCAACCCATGCTCTAAGATCATTAAGATCACTTAACCTTAATTTATCCATTTATTTGAGCCTCCCTTTGACCTTTAAGAAAACTATCAACATCTTGTTTACCAAACAACTTTTTTGCTTGGTCATCAGAGATTATATATTCTCCCTTTTTTTGACTGTCGAAAACAATCCAAGGCAATTTCCTGGATTTGACTTTATAACCAACGAGAGTGTATCGTGGATGTTTTCTCTCCAAGTCTATGTCAGAGTATTTTGCAAACTGCTCTAAGTCTTCTTTCTCTTTTTTCCTTGCAATATCTTGAACAGAATTACCTTTGAAAGTAACAACTAATTGAAACTTTGCTTGGTCTTCTTCAAAAGAACAATTACCAAGATGAAACTCAAACTTGTTGTCATACATTTCATTAACATATCTTTTTAAAGACTCGTCAAAGATATCTCTAATATTTCTTAAAATTGGTTTTGTAAATTTATCTGTCATTTTTATCCCCTTTGTCAGATAGTTTTTGTTGATAGTCTTTACTAGGCTTTCCCCAATAAAGTCTATATCCCTCTTCGGAATGTTTTTCGGCACAGTCTTCGCACCTAAAATAATCTGCATGAGTAAAGTCTATTTCACTTTCATCAAACATTTCTGCACACCCATCGCAAGTTACAGATTTTGATAATTTGTTTCTGTGTATGCGAAGATATAATTCATTTGGTTCTAAAGAAAATGTTGCCATTATCTATCTTCCCAATCATTTTTATGGTTATGTAAAGCATTGATGCCAAGATTAAAAACTAATTCATTATAGAATTCTGTTAAAAGAATTATCTTTTGTTCGTCATCATTTTCTGTGATCATATCTTTTAATCTGTTAATAATATAAAACATACAAACTTTATTATCTAATTGTATGTCATCAGTTATTGGAGGCATTTTTAAATCATGAAATTCTGCATCTACAACTTCTAAATCGTGTACTAAATTCTGCACCTCTGATTTTTTAAGCCTCTTATGTGGATAATTATTATATTCATCAGTCAATGCACTAATAACATTAAATAGTTTTTCTTCTGATCTTACCATGGTTGCGACCTCTCTTGTAATCGTTCAAAATTAACATCTTGTTGAAACTCATATAATACGTCTTTTGCATGATCAACAAACATCTGCGATCCGAAATGTTTACGAACTTCTTTTATTACTTGCTCATTAGTTAAATCTTGTAGTTTTTCTCCAACAAACAATTCAACCTCTAACAATTTATCTTTTAATCTACTCATTTAAATCTCCCTCCAACATTGTAGTCTCTACATAAAATTAATATTTCCTTAAACGTCATAGCATCGTATAATTTAATGCTATGTTCTTCATCGAAATACTCGGAAAAACTTCTCTTATCACTTGATAAAAGTAGGTTCCAAAGTAATTCAAACTTGCGACCTTCTTCTTGCCAACAAGAATTTCTCTCTATAATTTTTCTTAACTCTTCATAAATGGTCATTATTAAACCTCCAAAAATTGGTTAATATCTTTTAATTGATTTATTATTATTGTAGTCTCTTCAATTTCTTGATCTAATATATCATCTACATTCGTATTGAATAATATATTGCCAATTTTTATTATTTTGAATTCATGAAATAATGGATAGGTTGATTTTTTATTATGCATTTCCATTCCTCCTTTTAAACGATTGTTTTACCATTTTTCTATATTTAGATTTTTCTTTTTGTTTATCTAAGAACTCTTTAAATTCTGCTAATTCTACTAATAATTTTAAATCATTTTTACTTAAAGTAATTGATTTTTTATTAATCATTTTTGCTCCTCCCAATTTTCAATCCAAAACATTAACTGTTCTGCATATGCTTGAGCATCTAAATCATTATTATCTTTTATATCTGCATCTAAATATTCTTTTATCTTTTTTATTAGTTTAGTGTTTTCCATTATAGTAATTCCTCCTAATGAGTTTTAAAAATAACTTGTCTTTTTGGTTGCTCCCAACATAAACCACAACTACCACAAGAATTGGTTAAACCAATTTGTTCTGGGCATTGTATAGATTTATCTTTTTGGGGAGTTTGTAATTCTTCTGAATTTGCAGAAAATTCTTGTTTTAGATCATTACTATATCTAACAGAAAATCTTTTCTTATGTTTAATTCTTAAACTTAAAATTGCTTGAGCAATGTATCGTGATTGTTGATATTTTGAACTAGTACTATTTGCAGTATATCCATAAATGGCAATGTTAGGATATAATTTTAACATTAAATCCCAAAAATAAACATACTCAACATTAAAAAAATCGCCTAGTATATGCAATCTTATTAATGCTTTTTTACCTTTTAAATCTTTAATGTCATCGTGAATTCTTGTTGTTAAAAGTAATTCGTCTTTATTACTCATTCTATGTGCGAATGGCATATTATTTCCAAAGCATGTTTTCCAATGGAAACAATCTTTTGGACATGTTTCCCTTTCAACTAATGTTAACGTATAAAATTTATAATCTTTAAATGATCCCTTTAAAACTTTTTTCCCAAGCTTTTTATTTGTACTTGGTTTTAAAACTTTAAATTGATAATCTTCTAAATTATGTATATTCTTTTTATATCGTGTAGTCGTTAACATTCTAAATCCTCCGAATAAAATAATATAAGTAATTATGGGATAATATAATAATCATGTCAAGCGAAAAGAACTTTTTTAAACAAATAAAAGCATCATTAAATAAATCAAATTTCATCCAAAAAATAGAGAATAAATACAATTCTGGTTTTCCAGACCTAATCATTATTACTGAAACATTACCTTTATTTATTGAATTAAAAGCACCTATAAAAGGAAATAGGATAAAACTTGAAAAGTCCCAAGTATCAACACATTTAAGGATAAACAAGAATAATTATATTTCTTTTATCTTGGTTAAAGACCCTCGCACCTCTAATGCATTTTTATTTGACGGATTTTCTGTAGCAAATTCCATTGTTTTAGGACAAGAACAACCATGTTTCGTGTTTCATGGATCAATGGGTCAATGTTTGCAATCTGCGAATGAAAAAACCATGAAACGAGTTTGCGAGTTTCATGGTTTTACACCGAAGGTTTCTGCGAACTAGAAAAAATTGCCAAAGGACAAAGTGAGTTTGCGAACTTTGTGCTTTTAATATTTGGGGGATAAAAAAAAACGGAAAAAAAGGGAGGCTTTCGCCCCCCTTCGGTTAAATGATACGATGATTTAATTTAAAATCTTTTCTATAGTGATAGTGTTGTAGTTGTTGTTGTAAATGGTTGACAACCGAAAAAGCCATATCCATTCCACACCCACCAACTACAATCGCATCATGATATTTATTCATTTTATATTCTAGAAAATCGGAAATTCTAGAAGTTATAAATCTAGGCTCATTGTCTCGAATATAAAAAAATGAAATGTGTCTTGTCATTCCACTTTTTGAAACATGCTTAATAATACAGTAAATCGTATCATTCTTATGATAATAAAAATTAGTTTTAAAATAATCGTAAGCCTCGAAATGTGTTTGAGTTAATTGTTTTTTCAATCCCATTTATTTTGCCTCCATTTTTTGTAATCTTATATCCATAGTTTTAATAATTCCGACTAATGTTTTCATTTCGTCAACAAGCGTCATACTAAAATCATGATTAGAACTACACATTTTATTTAATGTTGATACTGTTTCGTAAATTATTTCTAGTTCTGATTTGGTCATTTTATTTCCCTTTAATTGGTTAATTGTTATATATAGGATAATCTGGGATCATGAAACAGTCAAGCAAAAACCTGGTTTTGTGCATCATTTTTTGTGATACTGCATATCAAATCTTATTGTTTGACTGTGACATTTTTGCAACACTCTGTGACATTTTTGCAACTTAAAAAAACTTGACAAAAAAACGAAACGAGTTTGCGAGTTTCGTTTTTTTAAAACTGCGAACCACAACTCTGAGCATCGACCCCAACAAAAAAAAGGAGAGCCGAAGCCCTCCCCTTTCCACCAAGGAAACTTTATTATTCTTCATCATAATCTTCTGGATGACGACAACGAGTGCCATCTTCTTGCAATGGTTGACCATTAGCATCGTACTTTCCCCAATAAGGATTTACATACCACACATCTCGATCACTACATATCCAAGGAGATTGTTGGTTCTGCTCTCCTCTTATTCTTGCATCTTCTTTATCCCATTCGGCATCAGTTGAATAATTAAATTCGTTATGCTCTTGTAATTGTCTATTCATTATTTCCTCCTCAACTTTCCTTTTTTCTTTATAAGATTAACTTCTCTAGTTATATTATTTAATGATACGTTGGCAATGGATCTCGCTTTTCTTTGCGTGTCTATTATTTCTTTCAAGCCTTCTTTTGGAATACTGCGACCCAAAGAAATAAAAGCCATTCTCATCGGAACAACTTCGGTATCATTACAAATAGTACAACATCTTCCATTGGAAAGAGGAAGAGCATTATGCCCTTCCTCCCATCCATTCGATTGTACATCTATATCGTTAGTACAAATGGAACACTTCATTTATGCATCCTCCTTTTCTAACTCTCTTATTTCTTCTTCGATCTTTCTGATCTCTTTTAGAAGATTGAGTTCTTGTTTATTAACTTCTACCATCGCTTGTTTAAGACCGATTAATGTTCCTCGCTTGTAACAAAGGTCTAATAATGTTCTAGTTTTATCCATATTTTTATAAAGGAAAAAGGGAGCCGAAGCTCCCAATTCTATCCCTCCTCCTTTTTTGATTGAAGTTGTGCAAGATAGTCCTTCTTGACCATGATGTATTGCTCATCATTACAAGCGACCAACTTAGTTGTGATGTTTAACAAGACTGCCTTAGTAACTTCGTCTGCAAAGTCCCCATTAAGTTTGTCTTGGAGTTCTGAGATTTCATCTCTGATAGATGAGATCTCGGAGTTCTCATTTATCGCATCTTCGATACGATTATCCACTTGCTCGTTTACCAACTCTTCGATGGCATATTGTACATCAGACATATTGTCCTCCTTGGTTTGTACGTTAAAGGGATTATTCCCTATATATGTTATACCATGGGATGATATGGGATGTAAAGAACTTTCTTATTAACATGTTAACTATCTACCAACTTTCTTATTAACATGTTAACTATCCGAGGCCTGGTATTTATGTCACAGTCTGTGACATTTTTGCAACAAAGTGTGACATATATGTCACATGCGACCCAAAAAAATTTGCCGAAAGGACTAGCTTCGATAGTGAAACTTGGGCGAGGAACGAGACCTAGTGTAGCTTGCGAAGCTAGTCCTTTTAAGCAACGGGGGTAACTGATAGCAAAAGGTAACTGACTTAAGATTACTAAGAGGGGGTACCCCCTAAATACGGGGGCATAAGGGTTACTTACACATCTATATTACAAAGATTGATAATTTCATTCGAATGTATTATTGTTCGGGTATGAATTATGAAGCCTTACCTAAAGAAGTGTTACAAGAAGTTCTGTTACTGGAACAACAGCACAAGCGACTTGAAACTCGTGAAGAAGCTCAAACTAAATTTCTATCCTATGCTAAACATGTATATGACGGTTTTATAGAGGGTAGACATCATCGTGTCATTTCCGAAAAGCTCGAGGACATTGCATCGGGTAACTTGAAGCGTTTGATCATCAACATGCCTCCTAGACACTCGAAATCAGAATTAGCCTCATATTTAATGCCTTCGTGGTTCTTGGGTCGTAATCCTAAATTAAAAATCATACAGGCTACCATGAACACGGAACTTGCTGTAAGATTCGGTAGGAAGGTTCGTGATCTCATTGCCGATCCCATATATGCTGAGATCTTTCCCAAGACGGACTTGAAACCGGATAGCCAAGCTGCAGGTCGTTGGGAGACTAGTGCTGGTGGGGAATATTTCGCTGCAGGGGTGGGTGCTGCAATGACAGGTCGTGGTGCCGATTTGTTGATCATTGATGATCCGCACTCGGAACAAGATGCATTGTCCACGGTTGCTTATGATAATACATATGAGTGGTACACATCTGGACCGAGGCAGAGATTGCAACCGGGGGGTACCATCATTATTGTGCAGACAAGATGGTCTAAGAAAGACCTCACGGGGCGATTAGTACAGAATATGGCAATGGACAGTATGTCCGATCAATGGGAGGTTATAGAATTTCCAGCGATACTTCCAAATGATAAAGCACTATGGCCCGAGTTCTGGGAAGTTGATGAACTATTAAAGGTCAAGGCTTCACTGTCCCCGGTCAAGTGGAACGCTCAATGGCAGCAGAACCCAACCTCGGAAGCCGTTGCCATGATCAAGAGAGATTGGTGGCAAGCGTGGGAGAGAGAAGATACACCCAGATTAGATTATATAGTGCAGAGTTATGATACGGCATATTCTAAAAAAGAGACTGCTGACTATAGTGCTATTACAACTTGGGGAGTGTTTGAGCCAAAGGAAGATGGTGAGCAACATTTAATAATGTTGGATGCGAAAAAGGGGCGTTGGAATTTTCCAGAGTTAAAAGAAATAGCTATAGAAGAAAATGAATATTGGGAACCAGATTTGATGCTAATTGAGGCGAAGGCATCTGGTCAACCGCTTGCTGATGAACTAAGATTATTAAATCTTCCCGTTACTACGTTTAGTCCTGGCAGACGAAAAGGTGGTGGGGGTGTCGATAAAACTATGAGAATGCATATCGTGTCACCTATTTTCGAATCTGGAAAAGTATGGTATCCTGAAGGAGAGAAATTTGCAGAAGATGTTATTGAAGAAGTTGCATCTTTTCCGAATGGCGATCATGATGACTATTGTGATAGTATGACAATGGCAGTGATGCGTTTTAGGCAAGGCGGGTTTATCGATTTAAAAGGCGAAGAGATCCCAGAGAATTGGTATCCTCGTAGAGCAAGAGAGTATTATTAAATAAGGAGACGATTATGGGATTATCCACAGGAAACGAAGGACCTTTAACTAAAAAAGAAAAACAGAAAAATAAGAAACAACAAAAAAATGTTAAGGGTCAAGGCTCAAACATAGAAGGTAATTTAAGAACTGGAAGAAATACTCAACAGTACAGTTATATGCCTGCCTCTGCTAAAGATGCTATCTTTAAATCGGTAGACAACCCAAAGACACCGAAGCCTAAAACAAATGCTATGTACGGTGATGGTCAAGTAAAAGATGTTTCTACAAAACTTAAAAAAAAGAAAAAAGCTCAACTTGCTTTGAAGAAAGCAACAAAGAAAATGAACATGGGTGGTGTTATGAAAGCTCGTGGTGGAACATTTAAAGGAACTTACTAATGTCAGATGATAGAAAAAGATTACAAGCTGAATTTATTGCTGTAAAAAAAGCACAACAGAAAGCTAAAAAGAATTCTCCAAAGAATTTGACAACAAAACAAAAAAATTTCTTGAGAGCAAAGAGTGAAAGAGAGCTAAGCCGTATACAAGATTTAATTGAAAAAGAGGATAGAAAAAATCCTGGTCCTCCTATGAAAAAATCTGAAGCGGATAAAAAAGAAAAAGAAACACGAAAGATAAGAGAAGGAACGATCAAAGATAAAATACCGGGTATCGGTAATATTACTAGAAAAAATGCACCGTCATCTGTAAAGAAAGAAAGAGAAACAGATCTTCAGAGAATAGAAAGAATTAAGAAAACTCAAGCAAAAGACGATGCTGATTTTAAAAAGAAACAAGAAGAATCCAATGTAAAGAAAACCAAGGGTGGTCCAAAACTAGGTGGAGAATTTACTGGTCCTAGAAAAAATGTGTTAAAACGTATGAACATGGGTGGTGTTATGAAGAACCGTGGTGGAATGTTTAAAGGAACTTACTAATGGCTGGCAAAAAGAAACCTAAAGGTAAAGTAGTCAATTTTACTGGTAAACATAAATTAGATAAGTATTTATCGAAAGAAGAGATAAAGCAATTAGATCCGTTTGGCGTGGACCTTCTTCTTCAGATTCAAGAAGGTGCTAATAAAGGTAAGAAAAGAAATTTAGGCGGTTATACTATTACTAATAAATTTTCAGATAGAATGCTTCCAGAAAAAAAGAGAACAACAAGGATTACTTAATGGCTAGAGATAACGCTGTTGAATATAGTATTGACCAAGCTCAACGTATGTTTGGTAAAGGGGTCGAGGTTATTGGTCGTGCCGCTGGTATTGAATCTATTTTCAACTACGGACAAGAAATAGTCAAACAACAAGACGAGGATATACGTCTTGGACAATACAAACCACAATATACAGTCGGGCTTCGTGAAGCCTATAACCAAGGCGGGTTAGATGATGGTATTGGTTGGTTACTAGAAAAAACTGGTGAGAACGTAGCAAGTGGTGGTGCAGCTTTAGTTGGTGGATTAGCGTCTGCTTTAACGGCTCCGTTTAGTGTGCCCGTTGCAGCCTTGATCGGTGGAGCGACACTCGTTGGTTCGGGCATCATGGGCACTGGTGAAACTGCCGAGGAAATGGAACAGAAAACGGGTGACTACAACGAAGCAGTCGCCATCGGTGCAGGAACCATTATTGGTATCTTAGATAGATTTGGTGCTGGAAAAGTGATTCCAAAAGATGAACTACTATCCATGACAGGAAAGCAGTTGATCAAAGCTTTAGGTGCAGAAGGTAAAACAGATGCAGCTAAAGAAATAGGAAAACGAATTGGTAAGTCGATAGCTTTTGAGGGTGCAACAGAAGGTGTACAAGAGGGAGTTGTTATGGGAGCCACTGGTATAACTGGTGGTGAATATACTGGACTTGAGGTTGCCGATAGAATTTTAGAAGGAACTCTTTTAGGTGGCACAATGGGTGGTGGCACGACAACGGGCATTGAAGCATTGCGTCAAGGTCCTGGAGTTGTGAATCAAATACAAGATATTATGTCGGGACCTGGGCCTGGGGGTCTTACTCCACAGATGGCTATGGCAGGAGCACAACTTAGTCCAGACCGAGCACAGATGTCTTTAATACCAGACGTACCAAAGACAAGTGCTGAAATATTAATGAGTGAGAAAGCTGGAGATGAAACTGGAGGGGGTACTCCAGTAGATCCAATTATGGCAGAGAATGCAGATAAGCTAACAAGAGATCCCGATGACAACATAGCCATGACTGATGGTGGCAGACACTTTTCAAGATTAGCTTTAAGACTACAACAACTTCCGTTTGATGCAGAAGGTTTGACGGGTAGACAAGTTCTTCAAGAGTTAGGTGTTCTTGGAGAGCAAGATAATAAAATGCCATCGAATGAAAAGAAAAGAGACTACATAGGATCGATAACTGAAGTAAGAAATGTTGATACGGGTATTCCTCGTGTCAAATCTGCAATGAAAAAAGGTCTTTCAAAAGAAGACAAAGACAGATTTATAGCAGCCAAAAAAGCAGGAGAAGTCCCACCCGCCGATTTAGTTGAAACTATTCCTGTACTAGATAATGAAGCCAAACCAGTTACAATTAAAGGTCCTGCTCCAACATTTACATTTAATAAACAAGTAAAAGTACCTGGAAATTTTGTCATGGACGACCAAGGTAATGCAAAACCTGAGTTTGTGTCTAGCTCCACTCCGTCTTCAAATAAAGGTGGAGACTTATATCAATCTGGATTAGAAGATTTTCTATTTAAAAATTTAGATAATAAAATTTCTAAAGACGAACTATTAGGTGAATATAAAGCATATAGACCAGAAATAAAAACAAGACTTCTTTTAGGTAGTGAAGGAGCAAACGCTCATGGAACATTTGGTGGTGGTAGTTTAGAATATTTACAAAGAATTGAACAACTGGTTGAGGGCTATACAACTATTGGAGCTCCAAATACACCTGATCTTAAGTTTGATACTAGCTATGATGACTTCGGTATTGTTCAATATACACCAAATCAAAGAATGCTTTTAGGACGTACTAAGTTTCCTTTCCCAACTAAAAAGCAAGATGAAGAATTTCAAAGAAAAAACACAGATTCTATAACAAGAGCAAGACAAGCAATAGAGTCTGATGACTCTACTAATGATAATCCCACTAATGATGAGATTGATGCATGGCTTTTGAAAAATGAGCCTAGCACAGTAGCAGAGCTTAACTCTTTAGCACAACGATTAGGCTACGATGATCCATTTGGACAAGTGCTTGACCGAAAAACGGAAGGAGTACCGAATCATAAGTATTACGAGACTGAATCTATTCAAGTTGATGGTGATGAAACGGGAGAACCAGTAATAGATCCTAAAAAAGGTGAGCCTACGGCACAAAGTCATACTAGAGGAGGAGTTATTAAAGATGCAATAGATGGTAAATTCTATGCACAAGCTTCTGAAACACAAGGTGATAATCAAAGAGTGTACGAAAAAGAACTAGATAAGGCTTTACCAGAGCCAGGAGCGTGGTCTTTTGACACATCTAGTGGAAATAGAAGAACATTAACACCTAGTGACATGAGAACTCTTGATGAGGCAAAAGGTGCTACGATTGACTCAAAGCCAGAGGACTCTCTTATTACTTATGAAGAAGACAAGAAATCACTTAAAGAAGCTTTATCTAAAAAATCTTATGAAGAAGATGTAGAAGTAGTTAACTATAATGGACATCAAAAAGCCGAGAAAGAATTACAAAATTTAGAATTTGTTCAAGATAGAATTGAAGGATTAGAAGAACAAGAGTACGAGTTTACAAAAGAATTCTTACCTAAGTTTTTTAAAAACACAAATAATAAAATTCAACGGAATATTGAACAAGAAAAAGGTTTAGATGATGACGGCTTTTCTGGAGATCCAGAGTTCTTGCGAAATGCTAAATCAAGAGCAAGAGAAGCAATAAGAGCTGAAAGAGGTGAGTTTTTATTTGATGACACTACTAATAATGAGCCTACTGAAAAAGAGATAAACGAATACCTTTTGAAAAATGAGCCACAATTAATAGAGGCTCTAGACTCTCGTTTTGATAAAATTAAAGAGAGTGAATATTTAAGAGCCATTAGAAATCTTAAAAATGATTTCTATGAAGCCGAGCTATCTTCTGGAGGAGATATTTCTAAATATAATGAAATGTTAAAAAACAGAAAAGCATTAAACCAAAGTATTCTATCTATAAAAAAAGATTCCAGCGATGGAAATAGGTATGATAAAACAAGTCAACAAAAGAAATTTAATCCTGTGTATACCTTTTTAGATGGTGTGCCTTCTTTTATGCCGGGATATGCTGAAAATCAATTAGTACGAGATGCTGGTGGTCTTCAAGGTGAGGAACCGATTCATACTTACTATGGACAAGAACTTCAGGTGGATCCTGACTCAAGAAATCCAGAGCCAGACGAACCCGTCTTTGGTTCTCAACCTCATCCACTGTTTTTAAGTAATCATATGATGTATGGACCCGATACTATTTTGATAAATAAAGCAAGTCACAATGGAAAGTACTATCCAACAGACAGTAATAAAAGAAACGATTTTCAAGTCTCATTAGATATTCTTGCCAACGAAATAAGAGCAAAAGGTTTTAGTGATAGATCAACTAAATTCACAATAGCAGAAATGGTACAAACCGCAGATTTTCAAGACGCTGGAAAAGATAACAACACCACATGGCACAGAAGAAAATCAATAAAACCTGGAATTGATGATAAAGCAACTGCATCAGAAGCACAAGATTTCGCAGAGCGTACTCAAAACATAGATAGTTTTATTTTAACTGCTTTAAGTAGAAATATAAAACCTTCTGAAATTTATCGTATGGTACAAAATATAATTACAAAAGAAGTTTTGAATAGGCAAGCAGCTAATATTATAGCAAGAAAAACGGCTAATGAAGTTAGAAGAAAACATAAGAACGAGCTAGATCAAATACAATTTTCGGACAGTCAAGATCCCGATTTCGTTTTAAATGCAGAGCTAATGAGAGATATGCTTTCAAACAAAGCTAAAGATACAGCAGAACGAACACACAAAAAATTAATGGATAAATATACAAAAGAGTTAGGTTTTGTTCCAGTATTTGCACCAGAAACAGTGGATTTTGGTGCGAGTGGGGGTTCCCTTGTAGATATGGGTGATGCAGGAAATACTCCATTTACTAATAGAGAAGATAGATTAAATTCTATAAGAACTAATATAGCAAAAACTATTAATTTAAATATGATAAATCCAAGTGAGCTTAATCTTCCTTCTGATGTTGATAGCTTTTCAGCAATTTCAAACTTTAACCCTAATGTTTTTGAACAACTAGCGGCACAAAAAACATTACAAAAAAACACTGATGGTCTTAGTATGCAGTCTATAAAAAAAGATCAGTTTGAATCGGCTAGAAAGTTAGCTAAATTAAGACAAGAAGTAGAAGAATCAAAAAAAGCATTTGAAGGATTCGATCCCGATGGTAAAGAATTAGCAAGAAGACTTTCTTTAATGTCGGCGGATCTTAGTGGTGTAGACCCACAACAAGTTAAAGATTTAATTAAAGCTATAAATTCTGGCGATATTAATTTTAGAACACCCGCTTTCGGAGAAAGCTCTTCAGCAGACAGATTTAGCTATAGAAATTTAATACATTATGCTATGAATGATATGCCTAATCCTGAAACAGGAGAAAAAGGTTTAGATGGAATTATAATACCTCATAGATTAGATATGTATGAGGTTCCTGGAGATCGAGGTGGAACAGCAGAAACTTTTGGTTTAAATAAATATGAAGCAATACCTAAAAAAGTATTGGATGAAATAGCTAAAGAAACGGGGGCAACTGTTATATATGATCATCCTATGGAATACAAAGGAAAGTCTGGTAAGGTGTATCCTTCAAAGAGACCCGTTACTAAATTAATATTTAATAAAGACTTCAAAGGTAAAGCAATTGCTCAATATAAAAAAGGTGGTATATTTGAGAAGTTTAGAAAGGTAAGTTAATGGCAATAGAACCAAGACAAATAGCAGGTATGGTAGAAGAGTCAATGGGATCAGGGGGTCAGATGATGCCCGAAGAAGATAGTTTAGCCATTGAACTAGATGACACTCAAGACGTATTACCAGAAGGTATAGAACTAGCAGATGAAGAGGCAGTAGAAGTTGAAACAGAAGAATATAGACATGATGCCAATCTCGCAGAGGTTCTTGACGATGATATTCTTGGAGAACTATCATCTGATATACAAGCTAAAGTTCGTGAAGACTTAGAGTCTAGAGAAGATTGGGAAGAAACTATATCCAAAGGATTAGGACTTCTTGGTATAAATTATGAAGATAGAAGTGAGCCTTTCTTAGGATCAAGTGGTGTAACACATCCTCTACTGTCAGAAGCCGTAACACAGTTTCAAGCACAAAGTTATAAAGAGATGTTACCAAGTGGCGGACCTGTAAAAACTCAAGTTCTCGGAACTCCAACACAAGAAACTGAAGCACAAGCACAGCGTGTAGAAGATTTCATGAATTATCAGATTACTGAAATCATGGAAGAATATGATCCAGACACAGATCAAATGTTATTTTATTTGCCGTTGACGGGTTCTACCTTTAAAAAGATTTATTTTGATGAAACCAAACAGAGAGCCGTTTCTAAGTTTGTTCCAGCAGAAGATATGGTTGTACCGTATTCAGCTTCTGATTTAAGAACAGCAGAAAGGGTTACACATGTAGTTAGAATGACCTATAATGATATTCGCAAACTACAAATAGCAGGAGTATACAGAGATGTTGAACTATCTGAAACAAATGATGGTGAAGACGAAGGAGCTATCCAAGAGCGTGCTGATGAGTTGTTGGGACTACGTCCAAACCATTCTGATGACACTTATACCTTGTTGGAATGCCACATGGACTTGGATCTTGAAGGTTTTGAAGACAAGGATATGGAGGGGAATTCTTCGGGCATTATGCTACCTTATATTGTTACCCTTGATCAAGGTTCTGGAAAAGTGCTTTCGATTTCTAGAAACTATAGAGAACAAGACCCATTAAAGAGAAAGAGACACTACTTTGCTCACTTCAAGTTCTTACCAGGATTTGGGTTTTATGGTCTCGGATTATTGCACACAATCGGAGGATTATCTCGTGCAGCAACTTCTATATTAAGGCAGTTAATAGATGCAGGTACTTTATCAAATCTTCCAGCAGGTTTTAAATCGAGGGGTGTTCGTATTCGTAATGATGACGAGCCTCTTAATCCTGGCGAGTTCAGAGATATCGATGTCCCAGGCGGAGATCTTAAAAACTCAATCATCCCACTGCCATACAAAGAGCCGTCTGCCACACTAGCAAACCTATTAGGTGTGGTTGTAGACTCTGGTAGACGTTTTGCACAAGTAGCTGATGCAAAAGTAGCTGATATGAACTCACAAGCACCCGTTGGAACGACTGTTGCATTGATAGAACAAGGCTCTAAGATCATATCTTCCATACATAAGCGTTTACATTACGCTCAAAAGCAAGAATTCCGTATGTTAGCAGAGATTTTTGCCGAAAATCCAGTTCCATATCCTTATTTTGTTGGAAATGTGCCCCCAGAGACCATGCAATCCGACTTTGATGGTCGTGTGGACATACTTCCGGTGTCAGATCCTAACATTTTCTCTATGGCACAACGATTATCACTGGCTCAAACACAATTACAGCTGGCTCAAGCCGCTCCACAGATACATGATGTAAATGAAGCGTACAGACGGATGTATGATGCCTTGGATATTAAGAATATTGAGGCTATTTTACCACCGAAGCCCGAACCTAAACCGATTGATCCCGCAACCGAGAACGGTAATGCCATGAAAAACATGCCATTACAAGTGTTTCCAGAGCAAGATCATGAAGCTCATGTTAGAGCACATATATCCATGTTATCTAGTCAAACATCACAAGCAAATCCACAAGGTTACATCATGTTACAAGCACATGTACAAGAACATGTGGGTATGATGGCTCGTGATCAAGTAACAACATACTTTCAAAAAGCGATGCAAGAAGCTCAAATGGCTGGGCAACAAGTTCCACCTATCGATCCTGCAGCCGTTGAAGCGGCAATCGCTCAACAAGTTGGTGAGATTCTAAATGAGTTAATGCCAGCTCTAGCACCGCCAACACCAGAAGATCCATTGGTGGATATTAGAAAGAAAGAACTAGAAAACGATACTGTCGAGCTACAACGTAAAACAATGAATGATCAAATGGATTTTGCTGTTGATCAAGCTAAATTACAACAAGCTTATGAGTTAGCTCAACAAAGACAAACTCTACAAGAGAGTATTGCCGAAGATCGAAACGATGTGAACATCTATCGTATTAATACCGCGGCATCTTTGAAAGGTAAGTAACCTATGATATAATCTGGTTATGGATCCAGTAACTATATCATTAGCCGTTGGCGTAGCATCAAAAGCTTTTAGTGCAATCAAGCAAGGATTTGCCGTAGGTCGTGACATTGAACAAATGTCGGGAGATATTGGGCGTTGGATGGGAGCTGTGTCAGATGTTGATAATGCCGACAAGCAAGCTAAGAATCCTCCTCTGTTTGGTAAATTGTTTAGTGCAGGTTCCATTGAGGAGGCGGCGATGGCTGCATATGCTGCAAAAAAGAAATTAGAAGAACAGCGTTATGAGCTAAAAATGTTCTTAAATTTAACTCATGGGCCACAAGCTTATGATGAGCTTCTACAAATGGAAGGTCAGATTAGAAAACAGCGTCAACAAACAATTTATAAACAACAACAAATGAGAAGACAGATTGGTGAGGGTATTGCTTGGTTGTTTCTTGGTCTAGTTGTGGGTGGAGCTTTATTACTTCTTGCCAGTATATTTTCTAATCGATCACATGCAGATGGCTATACATATAAAAGTAAATCTCTGACCAGACAACAAAAAATTAACCAAGGTATAATTAAGCCACCAGTTCTAACAGTATGCAGATTAAAAAAACAAAAGATATACAAAAACAAAGTTGGATGTATATATCAAGGAGCCAATAGAACATTTGAATTATCGTTTCAGGACACCAGAATTGGATGTGTAAAAAGTTTCAGGTGTAAATTGAATCCTAACGGAAAAGAACCATCAATTGACTCGGTGATGGAAAGTTTAAGAAGTATAGCAAAATAGGAGATATAAATGGAAAACATGGTATTAGATGCGTGGAATGATTTATCATACATAGAAGGAACACTATTTACAATTTGGCTTTTTATCTTATACTATGGTAAGGTTTGGATAGACAGCAGATTTTCTAAAAAGGAATGCAAGTGTTCGCAGCATTAATTGGACCCATTGCAAATCTAGCGACTAGCTGGATGGACAACAAGGTCGAGAAAACAAAAGCAGAAGGCAAGGCAAAAGTTGCTACTGTTATGGCTAAAGCAAAAGTTGCAGAGAGAGTTGCAGCTGGCGAGGTCGAGTGGGAAAAGTCTATGGCTGACGCTACTGATGGAAGTTGGAAGGACGAATTTGCCTTAGTTGTCCTATTAGCTCCCGCAATTTTAGTCTTCATTCCGTCATTTACAGAGTATGTAAGAACTGGTTTTGAAGTATTAAACACTTTACCAGATTGGTATCAGTATTTATTATTTATAGCGGTAAGTAGTTCATTTGGTATTAAGGGTGTTGGACAAGCTATGAAACTAATGGGAAAAAAATAATGAAAAGAACAATTAAGAAAGTTATTAAGGGTTTGAAGAAAGCGTCTAAGTTACACGCAAAACAAGCTAAGTCTTTAACTAAAGTGATTAAAAAGAAAAAAGCATAATGGTAAGAATAAAACAATTCGCAGACGATTTAGCTATAAGCACAAAAAAAGCTAAAGACTTAATTAACAAAGGTCGTAACCGAAGAGACGGTGGATCACAAATCTTGGAGAGTGTAATGTCTGATACAGATAAAAAGAAAAAGAAAAAGAAAAAACAACTAAAGCCAGATATTGGTCGTAGAGGACCTGTTATGAAAAAAGAAGATCTTAAAGATGGATTCAGAACAACTGAATATAGAAAAGAAATGGACAATCCAGATCTTAGTGGTATGAAGCCAGATCTATATTCAAAAGGTGGGTCTAACGTAACCACAATGAATACAGACAAACTTTCAAAAGCACAGTTGGCTCAATTTACCAACATTAAAAATGATGCGGTAAATGGTAAAATTTCCCCAGAAGAAGCTCAAAAAATGATTAGGAAAATGTTACTGATCAAAAGAAAAGATGGTGGAGGTTTTCCAGACTTAACGGGTGATGGTAAAGTTACTAAAAAAGATATCTTGAAAGGTCGTGGAGTCCCAGGTTTTTCTCGTGGTGGTGGCATCGCTATTCAAGGACTAGGGTTTAAAGGAGTTAGATAAGTGGTTGATGATTTCAGTCAAGATACTTCTGGTACTTACAGTAATTCAAATTCGATGGGTATTGATAGTGGTGGCTATGACCCTTCTCAAGATAACGATTTAAGCTCACGACTTGCAGGTGCGGCCCGTATTGCTCAAGACATGCAAAATCAAAACATAGGCGGTGGTGGAGGTTTCATTGATACCTATGATGCAAAACAAGCCTTACAAACAGCTAGAGGTATAACTGCAACTAATCCGTATGGTTATGAAGGCTTTTTTACCAAAAATTTTGGTATAGAACCAGAGAACATAGACTACACCTATGGTGGTCAAACATCTTTGGGTGATATAAAAGAAATGGCTGATATAAACTATAGACGCTATGTTAATCCTATGAACGATCCTAAATTGCCGGGGTTTAATCCGAACAAATTAGCTAGTGAAACACAAAGAGATATAAACAGAGGCTTTGGTTCTTTGTTTGGTAGTTCGTTAGGAGAGTCAACACAATTAGGTCTAATGAAAGAACAAAGACCAGATGCTTTATCGGGCATGGACACGGGAGCATTAACTGCTTTCAGTCTTGCAGGTGCAGGTCTCCCTTCTATTTTTGCTAACATGATGTCGAATCGATCCAACTATGTCCCAGCAGATGCTTCTCAATACGAACCCGCAAGAGATCCAACGAATAAAGATTTTGATGCAGAAACTTATGACAAAGGTTATATGGCAAACACAATAGATGCTCTTTATGGAGAAGGAGTCTCAAAACAAGCTTCAGACGCAGTTAAAGGATTAATTGACTTTGCTACCAATTCTGGTAAACCATAGTCTATGTACATAGCAGACTTTTTAAACAAATATAAAAAAGATTTACAAACTAGAGTAGAAGACATAAGTATTTCCTTGACCAGTGGCAGTGCATCTGATATTGGTCATTACAAGGCAATGGTAGGTGAGATTCAGGGATTGACTTACGCATTGGAACACATACAAACCCTGCTAAAAAAGGTGGATGATGACTCTAATAGTACCAGAATACGTTCTAGCACAACAGAACGCTAAGAAAAAAGCCGAAGAAGAAGCGAAGAAATTAAATTTAACACAAAGAATACCACAGCCAACAGGTTGGCGAATATTAGTTATGCCTTATATGGGCAGAGATAAAACTGAAGGTGGTGTTTATGTCCCAGATCCAGTAAGAGAAAGAGAAGCACGAGCCACAGTTACGGCTTATGTAGCTAAGATCGGACCTCTTGCATATAAAGATACAGATAAATTTGGAGAAGAAGGAGCTTGGTGTAAGGAAGGCGATTGGGTTTGTATTGGTCGTTACGCAGGTTCTAGATTTCAAATCGAAGGTGGAGAAGTTAGAATTATTAACGATGATGAAGTTATTGCGACTATCGTTGATCCTGATGACATAAAATCTTACGGAGCATAAAGACAATAGGGGTGGAGAAACTAGAGTAACCATTGTCGATCCTGACGGCATCCAAAACATACGGAGTATAGTATGCAAGAAGATGTTAAGGTTGAAGAAATCGAAGAAGAAGGTCAAGAAATTGAAGTAATAGAGAAGGAGCAAGAGACAGATGAAGTTACTGTTGAAGCAAAGGATAAGCCAAAATCTGAGGATGGTGATGACTTGTCTGAGTATTCTGACTCTGTTAAGAAACGGATTAGCAAACTTACGAACAGATTTCGTGAGGAAGAGAGACAGAGACAAGCTGCTGTTGAATATGCTGAAGCCGTTAAAAAACAAAACGAAGAATTAAAAACTAGAATTGATAAGCTAGATACGACTTATGTTGGCGAATTTGATACGAGAGTTCAATCTCAATCAATAGCTGCAAAAGAAGCATATAAAAAAGCATTAGAAGAGGGTAATGCAGATGCTATGTACGAGGCTCAACAGAATATTTCTAGGATTGCATTGGAAGAATCTAAGCTTTCTCAACTAAAAGCAGATAGAGAAACCAAAGCACAACAAGCACAACAACCTCAAGTACAACAACCTCAAGCACAACAACCTCAAGCAAAACCAGACCCTAAAGCAGAAGATTGGGCAAGTAAGAACACATGGTTCGGGCAAGATCAAACTATGACTTATGCTGCGTTTGGTTTGCATAAACAATTAATTGAGGATGAAGGGTTTGACGCAACGTCAGATGAGTACTATAATGAACTTGATAATAGGATTAGATCGGCATTTCCACAGAAATTCCAGAAAAAATCCAATGCTCCCAGAGTCGCCTCTGCTGGGACAACGGCTTCTAAGTCGTCATCACCAAAGGGACGCAGAACAGTCAAGTTGACTGCTTCGCAGATAGCGATTGCGAAACGTCTGAATGTTCCGCTTGAAGAATATGCTAAATATGTGAAGGAGTAGAAACATGGCAGAAAAAAGAACAACACGAGATAATGAAAGTCGTGCAAAGACCCCGGCAAGAAGAAAACCGTGGGCACCACCATCAAAGTTGGCTATGCCAGACGCACCCGCTGGGTATAAACATCGTTGGATCAGAACTCATTTAAGAGGTGAGGATGATAAAACGAATATGCACTCAAGACTTCGGGAAGGCTGGGAACCAGTTAGAGCGGATGAGTATCCAGATGCTGGAGAAATGTATCCAACAATTGAAGATGGTAAGAATGCAGGGGTAATCGGTGTAGGTGGTTTAATGCTTGCTCGAATACCAGAAGAAACGGTAGAGGAAAGAACTGAATATTATCGGGACCAGACCCGCAACCAGATGAAAGCCGTGGATGAAAACCTAATGAGGGAACAACATCCCTCGATGCCAATCAGTAATGAAAGGCAAAGTCGTGTATCTTTCGGTGGTAAAGCAAAACCAACCGAGTAACTATAATGAAGCTATAAGGAGCTAAATAAATGGCTAATGTAAACGTAAAGTTTGGGTTAAAGCCGATTAGTGTTATTGGTGGTGGCATCAATTCTACTAGTCAGTATTTTATCAAAAGCGATGCTTCAGCGATTTTTCAGGGTTCTCCAGTTGAAGTCGAGTTGACAGGTGGAACCGCAGCAATAATTACAAGTGCCGATGGAGATGGTAAACAACTCCTTGGTGTTTTTGCTGGATGTGAATACGTTGATGCGTCAACAGGTAAATTAACCTTTAAAAACACATGGGCAGGGTCAGGTACTGCCAACACTAACTTCGATATAAAGTGTTTTGTCTATGACAATCCGATGCAGAAATATATTATTGCATCTGATACGACTAGCACTAATAAGGCAACCGCAAGAGCAGATATATTCAAAACAGCACAATTAGCTACTGCTACTGCTGGAAATACCACAACTGGTATTTCAAGTGCTATGATTGATATATCAACAGCTGAAGCATCAGATCCTTCTAACCCTCTAATGATTGTGGGTATTCAAGAAGATGTGACTAACGAAGATTTCGCTGCAGGTGGTATTTCTTATATCGTTAAAATCAACAATCATGTCTTTGCCAGTTCTTCTGGTGATGCTGATGCTGCTATATCATAAGGAGTGATGAACAATGGCAATTTCAAGAGCACAACTCGCCAAGGAATTAGAGCCGGGTTTAAACGCCCTCTTTGGTATGGAGTATAATAGGTATGAAGGTCAACATTCCGAAATCTTTGACACCGAGTCATCTGACAGAGCGTTTGAAGAAGAAGTAATGTTGAGTGGATTTGGAGCTGCACCCACTAAGTCAGAGGGTAACGCAGTAACATTTGACGATGCAAATGAGGCTTATACTGCAAGGTATAACCATGAGACAGTTGCAATGGCGTTCTCAATAACAGAAGAAGCCGTAGAGGATAACCTTTATGACAAAATCTCTTCTCGTTATACAAGAGCACTTGCAAGATCTATGGCACATACTAAGCAAGTAAAAGCAGCAGGAGTATTAAATAGTGCATTCGACACTGGCGTAACTGGTGGTGACGGAAAAGCATTATGTGTAGCAGATCACCCATTAACAAATGGTGGATCTCTAGACAATGTTTCAGCGGCAGATCTTAATGAAACATCTTTAGAAGATGCATTAATCAATATTGCAGGTTTTACAGATGAGAGAGGATTAATCATTGCTTTAAGAGGCATGAAGTTAATTATCCCTCGTCAGTTACAATTTGTAGCAGAAAGATTGATGGCTTCTAATATGAGACCAGGAACAGCAGACAACGATGTGAATGCACATCAATCAATGGGCATGTTGCCAAATGGTTATGTTGTGAATGATTTCTTAACTGATACAGATGCTTTCTTCATTAAGACAGATGCACCAAATGGTCTAAAGCACTTCGAAAGAATGTCTTTAGCTACTGCGATGGATCCAGACTTCGAGACAGGAAACATGAGATATAAAGCAAGAGAAAGATATTCTTTTGGTTTCTCTGATCCTCGTGCCGTGTTTGGTTCACCAGGAGCGTAAGCTTAATAAATATTTTCTCAGAGAAGGGCAGTTACATACTGCCCTTTTTTGTGTATAATAAACTAAACCTTGACAGTCGGATAAACTGACTGACATTTGCCAAGACAAGGAGATTGATATGGCTAATACAACTTTCTCGGGTCCAGTCCGATCAGAAGGTGGATTTACTACAATAAGTAAAGACGCTACAACTGGAGCAATTACTACACAATCAAGCATAAATTCAAGTGGTATCGCATCTTTTGATGCAAACACTTTAGCAACAGAAGCAGGTACTGGTATAACAACTGGTTCTGGAACTATCTATAGAAGTTCTATTCAAAGAATTGGTGGTATTATCACAACTAAAATTCTAATTGATCTAACTGGTTTAAGATCTACAGCTGGTGGTGATATTATTGGTGTTAATGGAACTGCTTTAGTTTGTCATATTGGACAAATAACTGCTGCACAAAACGGAACTATCTTAACTGGTAGTATGGAATGTTTTGAAGCTCCAACTGGTGGTGACCCAGACATTAACATTCACTCTGCCGATGAAGGTACAGGTGTTGAGGATGGTGCAATTAGTGGTTTAGCAGAAACATTATTGGTAAACGCAGGTGATGCAACACTAGGAAGTAAAGTTTACTTTACTGCCGTTCCCGCAGCCGATCAATTTTTATACTTAACTTGTGGTACAACTACAGATGGTGACTTCACAGCAGGTAAATTATTAATTGAATTGAATGGCTACGAAGCTTAATATTTGGGGGTTTTATACCCCCATCTTTTAGAAGGAGATTAATATGAGTATGTCGGGTGGTAAATCAGACGTAAAAGTTGCCTTTATAACTGACGAGATAGCTGCAGATCCAGATGGTATTTCTGCATCAGCACAAGTAGCCAATAATGCCGCTTTAGTAATAGGTGGTGCTTTACACTCTGGTAATGCTATAGCTTTAGCAGGTGCAGCAAGAAAAATAGTAGTTACTTCAGGAGGAGATGATTCAGGTATATCTTTTACTATTGTAGGAACTGGTATTAATGGAGATGCTATAACAGAGTCTCTTACAGGTGTTGATTCAGCAACTGCTACAAGTACAAATTTCTTTAGAACAGTTGCGAGTATTACTGCCGTTGGTGATCCAGCGGGAACCGTTGTAGCAGGAACCACAACTTCTGCCGCAGAAGTAGTTAATGTAGAAAGAACCAGATTAAAAGGCTATTCTATAGTTTCTGGTGGAACTGCTGGGGTTGTTGAGTTCTTTGATGGTGATCCTAATAATAGTGGATCTGCTTTATTTAAAGCTAGAACACTTGGTACAGATAATACTACAATAGATAATACAATACCACAAAATGGCGTTGTATTTGGCAGTGGTTTATATATCGTGTGGACTAATACTACAGTAGACATGATGAGTTACTTTCACGCATAGGCTTTTAATATGGCTGAGAAAAAGAAAAAAGGTACTATGAAGGGACACACCATAGGTGGTGGGCAAAAGCGTCCCACCAAATCTGGTGCTGGAATGACTGCAAAGGGTGTTGCTAAATATCGTAGGGACAACCCTGGAAGTAAACTTAAAACAGCTGTTACTGGTAAAGTAAAAAAAGGTAGCACTGCTGCAAAGAGACGTAAGTCATATTGTGCACGATCAGCTGGTCAAATGAAGAAATTTCCTAAAGCTGCAAAAGATCCTAATAGTCGTTTACGTCAAGCTCGTAGAAGGTGGAAGTGCTAATGAATACTAAAGAATTTTCAACTGGTGTAATGATAATTTTATTTGCAGGTGCTATTGGATGGTCTATATCAACTTTGATTGAGGTAGATAAGAGAACAGCTATTATGGCAGAAAAAGTTTCTGAAAATCATAAAATGATAAAGCCTTTATGGGAAGATTTTATTAGGAGA